CGTAAACGAAATAAGCATAATGCCACGAAAGAACGTTGGGAAATTACCCTTATTGATCTTTCGGGAAGATAGCCTGGATGAGGTCTACTCCCCAGCATCTGTCCTTGGTCTCTACGGGAAGGTTCCTTCTTTCTACCTAAGGTGTTGTCGCTTTATAGAGCGAAAACTACGCCTTAGAAAGGAAGACGTTGAGCGCGGGAATCAAATTTGGCGTGCTTTTGCAGCCTATTTTGAGTTTCTCGCGCCGTGTCTTATCACAGGTAAGTGCGAGCATAAGAATCACGAGAAGACACTCGTTGGTTTACGAATGTTTTTCAAGTGGTTCTGTACTACTCTAACTTACAATGGCTTCCACATCCTCCTCAAGCGTTGCAAATCCTTGACTGACTGGGGAGAATACTATAGTGTATTCCCAGTGAATCAAGATACGCCTGAGTTATATCCTGGTACAATTGGTGCCAATCGGGAGTCCGGATTTCTGGACTTCCCTTGGGCACAAGGTCACTTTAAGTTGGTTCGACCAACTATCGGGCCATTGTACAAGGAGGAGGATATCTTCCACCCAAGAGATTGGTATGCTTCTGCTTTATTCCACCTTCACCTCGCGAAACGCGGGTTTGGGACCCCAACCAAGAAAATCATGATTGAGGCGTTGGAAAAGCATAAGCTCAACCTCACCCAAAAGTTCGATATACCCGAGGAGATTACTCGACGGGCATTTGAATTTGGGAAGCAATGGGCGGAGGACTGCGGTGTGAAGAGAGCGGTTTCTCGAATCCACCTCTCACACAGCAGTGGTGCCTGCCTTGAATCAACAAGAGCTAATGGCGGTCGTAATGAATGGGTTAGAAGTAATATCGATTGGATTACAAAAGATAAAACTTTAACTCTATCTATTCCGGCAGTAAATGTTTTTACATGCTGGGGTGATATTGCTTTCACCCCCGACGTCATTAGATTGTACGGAAAACGACAATTTGATTATAGCTCTGTGAAGAAAACTTCAGGTTCTCTCGTTCGAGGAATTCTCTCACGACAGTTCTCTAAGGTTCTTCAGGAGCAGTCCACTGAAACTTTACCAAAGTTCAGTGGGGTACTTAATCAAGTGGGTATCCCTGTTGAGGGACGAGCGTATCATTCGGGAGTTACGGCTAGTAAGGAGGATTTCCACCTTATTGACTTTCGCTACCGTTATGCGCATCGTTTACCCTATCCCACCAATCTCCCTCTCGTCCTTTTTGATTTCATAATAGACGAGTTATGGAGTAAGGGGGATGGTCGTTTGCTATTCCAGAATGTACCGAAACCATCGATTGGTAACAGCCCTTTCACCGGAGTGTTTTATGAACCTCCAGGTGAGTGGTTCACCTCTCTACCGAAATTTCGGGTAGATAAGGCGATGATCCCACCTACAATGGATGAGAGTGGTACTGTATCTATAGACACAGAAGACTATCTCCACTATAAGGCGGTTGCTGTAGAAGACCGGGGTTGTAAGGCCCGTGTCATCACGGTTGGTTCGGCTTTAGAAGGAACTATCGGCCATTTTACTCGAACATATCTCATGGGCCTTTGTGAAAAGGACCCTGAGTGTGTTCTAGTAGATGGAGGCTCGCACGTCCAAATTCTCTTCCGAAAGATGAAAAATCTTCCGAAGGATTCTTTGGCACTTCTAGATAAGATTTTTCTTAATCTAGACTTGAGTGCGGCAACCGATACCTTCGATTCTGGTCTCGCCCGTGCCCTAGCCTTTGGCGCTATAGAGGCATTAAGGAAATCCCATATGCATATCTATTTGCGTCTTAGGTCTATGGCTGATTCAATTGCAAAAGACTGTGAAATCCACTACAACGTTTCAAGGAAACTTCGCGTGACTTACGTCAAGAGGAGAGCGATACTAATGGGGACTCCTGAATCGTGGGCAATTCTCAATTTGTACAATAAGTACTTATTGAAGATTGCCGATGCGATGGCAACCAATGATTTCAATGACTTGCTATCGG